CCATTCACTGGATTCTTCCATTCTCCATAGAGCTTTCCTGAAGTTCAACGCTCCATTCACTGTCATCCATGACTCGGTTCTTTGTAGAGCCACAGACATGGGGATTCTTAATCGCGTAGTCAGGGAGACCTACTACGAGATCTTCTCTGAAAGCAATCCTCTTGAGGACTTTGCTGCTGCTATCGGAGCCGAAACAGAGCCTCCAATTATTGGAGATCTGGAACTCGATTCCGTACTTGATTCAACTTATTTTTTCTGTTAATGGCACCCAAGACCATCGTCACTCAAGAGCCTGTGACCCTTGACGGTTACCAGGCTGTGATGAAGCCCTCCAAATACGGCTACTCCCTTCAGACCGTCTTTACTGATGACCTGATCGAGCAGCTCGAAGCTGACCGCACCGAAGTTCTCAAGTGGTGTGAGTCAAAACTGAAGAACCCGAAGCGAGCCACGCTCAAGCCTGAACCTTGGGAAGAGGTCGCTGAAGGTAAGTACAAGGTCAAGTTCTCCTGGAATGAGGAGACCACTCCGACCGTCGTCGACTCTGAAGGAACCGTCATCAAGAACACCGACCTTCCGGTGTACAGCGGTTCGATCGTCAAGCTGGCTTTCTACCAAAAGCCTTACATCCTCAAGGATCAGGTGACCTATGGCACCAGCCTCAAGCTGAAGGGCATTCAGATCATTAGCTTGTCGAGTGGTGCGGGGATCAGTGACTCCGGTGATCTGACCCAAGAAGACGTTGCGTCTCTCTTCGGTAAGACCAAAGGTTTCAAAGCTGACGAACCCAACGTCACCGTTTCTGCAGACGCTGCTGACGACGACGACTTCTGATGGCTTTTCGCTCCGGGTTGGAGGAGAAGGTTGCTGACCTTCTCACCAACTTGGGGGTTAAGTATGAATACGAGTCCACCAAGGTTTCCTACATCCTGCAGTGCAACTACACACCGGACTTCCTGCTTCCTAACGGTATCTACTTAGAAACCAAAGGCAGGTTGACTAGTGAAGATCGCCGCAAGATGAAAGCAGTCAAGGCTGCTAACCCGGACGTCGACATTCGGTTTGTATTTCAAGCCCCCTATAACAAGATCTACAAAGGATCTAAAACCACCTACGCCGCTTGGGCAGAGAAATCTGGTTTCCAGTGGTGTGCGTTTCATTCAATTCCTATCGAGTGGCTGACGTAGCTCTGATTAAAGACCTAGCTGCCAATCTCATCATGGCTCTTGATAAGCATTCCTCACCGAATGACATCATCGAAGGCTTTGAAGATGCATTGGACGAGTACGAGGTCTTGATCCAACGTTTTCACACACAAAACTAATTGACCAACAACGAACCCAGCAACTTCATTGCACATGAACCTTGTCCTTCTTGTGGTAGTCGAGACAATCTTGCTCGTTACGACGACGGCCATGGCTTCTGCTTTGGGTGTGGCTATCGCGAAAGGGGTAGCGAGGGGGACTATCAACCACCGTCAAAACAACGAATGACTTTTTCCCTTAAAGGGTCACCAGAACCACTACCCAAACGTGGGATCAGTGAAGAGGTGTGTCACAAGTATCGGGTTCACCGAGACGGCAAGCTCCTTTACTTCCACTACTTAGACAAGGAGGGGAAATGTACTGGAGCAAAGATCAAAACACCAGACAAGCAATTTCGTTGGGACGGCTCTAACCCTGATGGACAACTATTCGGACAACACCTTTTCCCTAACACTGGGAAGAGAGTGGTCATCACCGAGGGTGAGCTCGATGCGCTTTCGTGTTATCAAGCTTATCCGGGGAACTGGCCGATGGTTTCAATACCGGATGGTGCTAAGTCTGCCAAAAGAGCAATCCAAAGACAGCTTGAGTGGCTCCAGGGCTATGAAGAGATTGTCTTGTTCTTCGATAACGACGAGGCAGGCCGTCAAGCGGCGAAGGATGCGGCAAGCGTCCTGCCACCTAGCAAGACGAAGATTGCACGACTGGAAGCATATAAGGATGCTTCAGATGCGCTTCAGGCGAGGGACACCGACGCCATAAAACAGGCGATCTGGAATGCCTCTGCATATCGTCCTGACGGAATCGTCGAGGGCAAAAACCTACTTGAGCAAATCCTAAAGCCCAACGAAGACGGCCTTTATGAATACCCTTTCCAGGGACTACAGCAAAAGCTTCACGGGATCAGGCCTGGCGAATTGGTTACCGTCTGTGCCGGATCAGGAATCGGGAAATCCTCGTTTTGTCGTGCGTTGGCTACCCATCTCCTCGAAAAAGGAGAACGGATTGGTTATCTGGCATTGGAAGAGAGTAATCGAAGAACGGCCCTTGGCCTGATGTCGGTTGCTGAAGGCAAAGCCTTTCACATTGGAGATCATCCTCGCAATGAACTTCTTGCCGCCTACGACAGGACACTTGGTAAGTGGCCTCTTTATTTGTTTGATGGTTTTGGAAGTTTTGAGCCGGACATCATTTACAACCGCATTGAGTATCTAGCTCAAGGTTTAGATGTCAAGGTTGTCTTCCTTGATCACCTAAGCATCTTGCTGAGTGGTCTTGATGGAGATGAGCGTCGTGTTATTGACCAAACAATGACTCGTCTTCGTTCACTTGTTGAACGGACTGGAATCACGTTGTTCCTTGTTTCTCATCTTCGCCGTGCAAGCGGTGATCAAAACCACGAAGAAGGTGCGCGAGTCAATCTCGCATCCCTAAGGGGTTCACACTCTATTGCTCAATTAAGTGATTCCGTTTTGGCCTTGGAACGAAATCAGCAAGCCAACTCCAACACGACTGTACGAGTCCTCAAGAATCGATACACCGGTGAAGTTGGCCCTTGCTGTGAACTTGTTTATGACCTTACTACTTCTCGCTTTATCGAGTATGAAACTGAGCCAGAGTTCGACCCTCAAACAGACTTCTAACTACGAAGAACGTTTGATTAAGCCGAACGCTCCATCGCCAGAGATGGTTAAACGTGCCCAACCGTTTAGAGCCGATACTCTTCAAGAGTTAGAGGCTGTGATTAAGCACCCAACCGTTGTCATTTATGACTAACACTATCTTGTTGGCTACTGCAGACGAGATCCTCGCATTGATCCGGTCTGGAGAATGCAAATCAGAGACAAACGTGTTGCCGTTAGAACAAGCCTTTGAGGTCTTGTGTGATTACTACGGCGTCGATCCTCATTGGGCACCTAATGATGTCTACTAATGAAATTCATTTTCGACATTGAAACGGATGGTCTCTACAAAACAGTAAGCACCATCCATTGCATCGGACTTAAGGACTTAGACACTGGTGAGGTCTTCACCTTCAACGATACAGGTTCAAAAGATCCTGTTGTCAGAGCGGTGACCATGCTTGAAGAAGCAGAAGTGGTTATTGGACACAACGTCCTGAACTACGACATACCAGTGATCCAAAAGTTCTATCCATTCTTTGAACCTCCAAAGGCATACGACACCTTGGTGTTGTCCCGCCTTTACCACCCCAACCTTTTGGCTATCGACAAGAAAAGGGTTTGGAAGACCATGCCTTCGGGCTTATACGGTCGCCACAGCCTCGAAGCCTACGGGCATCGTCTTGGTGAATACAAAGGTGGTTTCGCTAAAGAAACCGATTGGAAGGATTGGTCTCAAGACATGGAGGACTACATGGTCCAAGACTTACACGTCACTCACAAACTATGGAATCATTTCCAGAAATACCTGAATGGGTCTCGTTAGAGCATGACGTAGCTCGAATTCTCACTGAACAAGAAATCCATGGATGGCACTTCGACGAAAGATCCGCTCATGAGTTGGAATCGGAACTACGATCAACATTTGATGCGTTGCAAGACTCTCTTAGAGAGCGGCACCCTTACGTTACGAGAGGCGAGTTTACTCCTCGTCGTTCTAACAAGACCAAGGGATATTTACCTGAATGCACTTTTACGCGCATCACGGATCTTAAGCCAACCTCTAGAGATCACATCGCATGGGTGATGCAGACGTTTTATGGGTGGACACCTAACTCGTTTACTGAAACGGGTAAGGCAACCATCGATGAAGTTGTTCTGAAAGACATCGGTACTCCAATAGCACTGGACTTTTTGCGGTGCTTAGAAATTGGCAAGCAGCTTGGCATGTTGTCGGAAGGCGTCAATGCCTGGCAGAAGCTTGTCAGAAAAGGCCGAGTACATCACCACTGTTCTACTGCTACTGCCACACATAGAGCAGCGCACCGAAACCCAAATCTGGCGCAAACACCTGCTGATGAACGATTTCGAAAGCTCTTTAGAGCTTCAGAGGGACTTCTCATGGTTGGGGCCGATCTTAGCGGCATCGAGCTGCGGATGTTCGCGCATTACCTTGCTAAATATGATGGCTGTCGCTATAGCGAAATCTTGCTTAATGGCGATATCCACCAAGTTAATGCCGACAAAATTGGCGTCTCTCGTTCAGATGTCAAACGCCTCACATATTGCTTTCTCTATGGAGGCTCGAATAAGCGCCTCGGACTCACATACGACCCTCAACTTTCTGATGCCAAAGCCTCCAAGCTTGGCAAGGAATTACGGCAGGGTTTTATGGATGCAATTGACGGTCTTTCTAAGCTTACTCAAGCTGTCCAAAAGAAAGTCCTGGAACACGGCTTCGTCAATTCAATTGACGGACGACGTATTGCTGTTGATGGACCGCACAAGTCGCTGAACTACTTGCTTCAGTCAGGTGCGGGCGTCATTGCAAAACGCTGGATGGTTATTGCTAACCAGCAAATTAAACAACTAAATATTGAGGCTCATCAATTGGCATTTATCCACGATGAACTTCAGTTCGAATGTAACCCCGCTCATGCGGACGACTTAATGTTTAACCTTGAACTCTCTGCAGCTCTCGCTGGAGAATACTACGGAATGCGGTTACCAATCGCAGCCGAAGCAAGAAAAGGATCGACCTGGGCTGACACTCACTGATCGAAGCAGGCTTGGCGATATCGCTGAGTATGTGGTGATCACCGAGGCTCTCAAACGTGGAGCTGAGGCCTTCAAAAACGTTGGGTGCACTGGTAAGACTGATATTGTCCTGAC